AGTTAATGTACTAGGGGTAGAGGCGATTGCAACTCCAAACGGAGTCTCAGCTACTGGTGGTACATCTTCACCCACCGTTTCAACTAATGTGGAGCAATCTTTTACTGTTACTGTACAAAGCACTGGGTACGGCAATAAGTACTTTATTGATGGCTCACAACAGCCCACAGGAACGCTAAATGAAGGTAGCACTTATACATTTGATCAATCTCACTCAAGTAATAGTGGTCACCCATTAAGGTTTTCTACTACACCAGATGGAACTCATGGAAGCGGCGTAGAGTATACAACTGGGGTGACAACTGGTGGGACAGCAGGAAATGCAGGTGCTTATACTAGGATTACTGTAGCTTCAGGCGCACCAACTCTGTACTACTATTGTACAAATCATAGCGGCATGGGGGGTCAGGCAAATACACCTTAACGGTAGATTTGAGAATTTAAACATGATAGGATTGCTAAAAGGAGATTAGACATGCCCGGAAAGTTAAAACCAATCCCTAAAGGTAAAGAGAATAGTTTGGGCCAATTACCTGAACCTGTTATAAACCGAATGGGTTTTACAAAGACGAAAGACGACACGTTAAAAATGAAGCATGGCGGTCGCACATGCAAAGGTATGCGTAAAGCTGTTAGAGGCGGTAATTTTAGTAGGAACGGATAAGTTCAAATGAACTACACAGAGCTAACACAGGCTATAAAGGACTATACGGAAAACACAGAGACTTCTTTTGTGGCTAACATCCCTACGTTTGTCCGTCAGGCAGAAGAGAAGATACTTCGTCAGGTTCTCATACCAGAGCTTAGAAAAGCTTCTACTGGCTCTACTGCGTCAGGTTCTCAGTATCTAGCTAGGCCAAGTGATATGATAGCTGTGTACTCTATAGCTATACAGGATGCGAGTGGTAACTGGAGCTACCTCTTAAACAAGAACGTGACTTATATGAAAGAAGCATACCCTGCTTCTGATACAGGCTTACCTAAGTATTATGGTCAGTTTGTTGGGGGTACAACAAGCACTCCGGGGTTTTTCATATTAGCGCCAACTCCAGATCAAGCCTATCTAGCTCAAATAAATTACTATTACGATCCACCATCTATTGTAACAGCGGGTACAACATGGTTGGGTGACAATGCCGAAACAGCTTTGCTGTATGGGTCATTATTAGAAGCTTATTCGTTTATGAAAGGTGATACAGAACTTATGAACGAGTATAGAAAACAACATCAACTGGCTATGCAAGCATTTACCAAGGTGGGTGGTCTGCTGCAACAAGATGGCTATAGAAATGGGGAGGAGGGCTACGGCCCTGATGAAGCTAATGTTTAAGTTTAATATAGATGTACCAAAAGAACCTATAGTTAACATAAAAACTACAGAGAATAGAGGGTTTACACCTGATGAGGTAGCAGAGAGATGTGTAGAGAAATTGATAAGCGTTTCTGAAGGATCACATCCTGCTATTAGAGATCAGGCAAATGCCTTCAAAAAGCACATGGAAAAAGTGGTTGCATTTTATATGCGAGAAGCTATTCGCAGTGACCGCACAACCGTGTATAATGCCTTGAAAGACGCGGGGCATCCTAAACTTGCCGAACTAATAAGGAGATTATGATATGGCATTTTCTGGTAACTACATGTGTACGTCCTTCAAGCAAGAACTTCTTGAGGGAGCGCACAACTTCAAAAACTCAGGAGGCGATGTATTCAAATTAGCAATGTATACAAATAGTGCTTCTTTTAACGCAGCTACAACTGCTTACACAACTTCTAACGAAGTAAGTGGATCTGGTTATACTGCGGGTGGTGGAACTCTAGTAAGAGTAGACCCAACAACATCAGGCACAACAGCTTTGACAGACTTTGCTGATCTGACTTTCTCTAATGCTACTGTGACTGCTCGCGGTGCTTTGATTTACAATACTACAACAGGTAGTGGATCAAGCACAACAGATACAGTCGTTGTATTGGACTTTGGTTCTGACAAAACTTCTACAGCAGGTGATTTTACTATTCAGTTCCCTGCAGCAGATGCTTCTAACGCTATTATTCGTATAGCATAGTCTGAAGGTGATGTTGTGGTCAAATTCGCAGATAGAGTTAGGGTAGGTACAAGTACAACTGGTACTGGAACTATAACATTAGGGTCAGCGGAAACAGGCTATCAAACTTTTGCCTCTGGTGGTGTTAGTAACGGAGATACTGTTAGGTATGTAATAGAAGATGGAGTTAGTGCTTGGGAGATTGGGACAGGTGTTTACACTCACTCAGGCACTACTCTAACTAGAGTTTTAACTTCTAGTTCTACGGGATCTCTACTAAATCTTAGTGGCAATGCAAAGGTTTTTATAAGCCCTTCTGCTGCAGACTTAGTTTTAGCTCCTAATGCTTTTAATGTTAACGAGTTTACGGCAACAGCAAACCAAACAACATTTACGGTAAATTACACAGTAGGCACCATTGATGTTTTTCTCAATGGAATCAAACTGTTACAGGGAGATTATACGGCAACAAATGGCACAAGTGTCGTCTTAGATGATGGCGCTGCTGCAGGTGATAAAGTAGAAGTTGTGGAATATGGGCTTGGCGATAGCAATCTTTCCACATTCTCAAACACTTTTACATTGCCCGGATCTGATGGGTCAAATGGGCAAGCGTTAGTTACAAATGGTAGTGGGACACTTAGTTTTTCTACTATTTCTGGTGGGGGTGGAGCTACTGGTGGTGGTAGTGACACAGTTTTTCACGAAAACTCTACCACAGTTACAACAAGTTATACTTTAACTACAAATAAAAATGCCATGTCGGTAGGCCCGATTACGATAAATAGTGGGGCGACTGTTACAGTCCCTTCAGGAGCTAGGTGGGTGTTGCTATAATGACTGAAATAAAAGTTGATAACGTACAGAATGCAGCAGGTTCAGGTAAACCAAACTTTCCTGTGTCTCCTACACACTCTGCAGGTTCAGCTCTTTCTACGCTAAACACATACTCGTATACATCTTCTGGTTCAGAGCCAAGCAGTCCTAAAAATGGAGCTTTGTGGTGGGACAGCGGCAATGATAAAGTTATGGTTTATATAGCAGGTGAGTTTAAGGAGATTGAGTTAAACGCTGCCGCCGCCGCTGCTTTTACTTGGGGTGGTGATAGAGGTGTTTTTGCTTCTGGTTATGCAAACGGAAATTATCAAAATACAATAGATTATATTAATTTAACCTCTGCAGGTAATGCTACCGATTTTGGTGATACAACAGAAACAAGAAACGGAGCTAGGGCAACTGGAAGCTCAACTCGATTTGTTACTGGTACAGGTTATACTGGAAGTGGCTATAGTCAAAATTTGGATTATATAACCACTGCAACCACAGGAAATGCCTCTGATTTTGGTGATCATACACATACTGGAATTAGTGGATTGAATAATGGTATTGTATCAAGCGGCACAAGAGGGTTATTTGCAGGTGGATATTCTGCTAGTCTTTCTGCCAGAGTCAATGAAATCACTTATATAACTATAGCTAATACTGGAAACACGACAGATTTCGGAGACCTTACTATAGCATTAAATAATGCTGCAGGTGCAGGTGATGGATCTAGAGGTTTATTTGGAGGTGGTCAGAACGCAAGCTTTGGGTATGAAAATACAATAGGGTATGTAACTATTGATACTACAGGAAATGCCACAGATTTCGGAGACCTTACTATATCAAGAAAAGAAGGCTCTGGAGCTGCAGATACTACTAGATCTCTTTTTCTTGGTGGTTCGGTTTCTGGAACGGCATCAGACGGGGTTGTGATCGATTATGTTACAACCCAAACTGCAGGGAATGCTACCGATTTTGGAGATCTTCTTAGTTACAGGTTTGATGGCGCTGCAAGCAGTAATGGAACAAAGGCAGTAATGACGGGTTATTACAACAATGCTACATCAAATGTAATTGAGCAAGTTACTATACAAACCGCAGGAAATTCCACAGACTTCGGTGATCTTACTTTAGGAAGAACCGGACATGCTGGAGGATCAGGAACAGCATCATGACAAAATCAAAGAATAGACAGTTTGCAGAATTAGCCAGATCTACAAAACTTGCAGAGTTAAAAGACGCTGACATACCTGCTGGATTAACAATATCAGCATATGGAGCTACTCTTATTGATGATGCACATGCTACTGCAGCAAGAACTACACTAGGTTCTGTTATAGGTACAGACGTTCAAGCACATTCCTCTGTACTAGATAACACTACAGCATCTTTTACTACAGCGTTAAATACAAAGCTATCTGGTATAGCCGCAAGTGCTAACAACTATGTTCACCCTAATCATAGTGGCGAGGTTACAAGCTCTGCTGACGGTGCAACAGTTATTGCTGATAATGTAGTTGATGAAGCTAATCTAAAAGTAAGTAACTCACCTACAAATGGATACTTCCTTTCAGCACAGTCAGGAAATACAGGTGGATTAACTTGGGCAGCTGTTCCAGCGGGATATTCTGATAGTGATGTAGACACGCATTTAAACCGCTCAAGTGCTTCGAGTGGTCAATATCTGCAATGGAACGGCAGTGATTACGCTTGGGCTACTGTTTCAAGCGGCAACCCTTTTAACCAAAGCTTAAATACAAGCGATAGCCCAACTTTTAGCGCATTGACTGTAACAAATACGTGTACAGCAAACACTTTTAACGCTACTTCTGACGCAACTTTAAAAACAAATATTGCGCCAATAGAAAATCCCTTGGCTATTCTGGAAAACATAACAGGCGTGTCTTTTGATTGGAAAAATAATCAAGGAAGTGCCGAGGGCGTTTTAGCGCAAGACGTAGAGCAAGTATTGCCCAACGCAGTTAACACAGATGAGCAAGGGAAAAAATCTGTCAGCTATAATAATTTAGTCGGTGTGCTTATTGAGGCAGTTAAAGGGCAACAAAAGCAAATTAATGAATTAAAGGAAAAATTAATTGGCTTATAGAGTTAATAATGTTGAATATGTGAACAGTAGCGGTCAGTTTAGTAACCAAGACTTATTTAGAACTGTTCATGGAAACAGCCTTATAGGGACAGGAAATATAGATACATCGCCCGGTTCGGCGGCCTCATGGGGGACAAGTCATAATTCAGTAGGTTCTCTAATTACTGGTTTTAATCTTTCATACTCTAACCAAAATGCGGGCGATTCTGTTGCTGGGTCAAGCCTTTATCACTTTGTATGGACGAGCAATCAGGAATTTTTGCCAATGGAAAATTGGCGTAACAGCCAAGCTAATTTACAATATCAAAGTTTAGGTGGAACGTGGCGATCCTTAAATTATCACCATTCAAACTCAACTACTAACCACAATAGTTTTTTTTGTAGGATATCATGACTTACCAAGTAAATGGAACAAATATAATAACTACGAATTTGCAGTTCGCAACAACTTTACTGCCTAAAACTATTAACGGAAATAATTGTGTTGGATTCGGTGACACACACTGGGTACGGCCTCGCTTTTGGAATTATGTCGGGACGTATGGCGTTTTTGTAGGAACAAGAGGCTCTGATTACGATTATAGTGCAAATAATACTCTTGGAAGCAGTAGCTTATATTATACTGGTAGCTCCAACTATGGTTACTCTTATCCTTGTGTTAGAGCAAACCCAAATCATCAAGGTGCAGGTGTGAGTGGAACGTGGCGGCATACAAGCACTAGGTCACGAAGCGTTTTTGGCACTGACATGGTTCCCGCTCTTTGGTGTAGGATTTCGTAATGTCTTTTCAAATAAACGGCACTCCTGTTATGTTTTCTGGAAACACAAAATTGTACGATAACGGTGTACAGTTTAAAAACTATATGGGAACAACACTTGTAAGAAATACTAGCCAAGCAACAAATTTATATAGTGCTACTGCTTATGCTACCAATTTTAATTATATTGGTAATTATACGCTTGCATTCTGCGACTCACGATACACTTATTACTCGCCTATTGTTGGAGGCAATAGAGAATTTGGAAGTGATTTATATACCATTAGATATACTAGCGGTTTATCTCAACCTATAACTTGGGGTACTTCTGGGGGGTCTACTGGTACGAGCCAAACTGGATTGTCTGGAACTTACGAGCATATGTGTACTAGGTCAGCTTATTACGGCTATCGTATATTGGCACTTTATCAGAGGGTTGCATAATGATTTGGAGTATAACTGAAGTAAGAAACGCAAAGTCAATGAATGAAGACAATAGCGCATTAGATATGGAAATTAACCATCCTGAATTAGGGTGGATACCTTATAGTCTAAATGCTCATGACCCAGATAATAGTATAAGCAACGAGCAATTACTTGATTTAGTAGGTTCAGATTATGCCGCTTATGTGCCGCCAACGTCAGAAGAAACTATTGCAAAACAAGCAGCAATAGCAAGGGCAGAAAGACAATTAGCTTTCGAGCATTTTGTTGACCCATTCGTTACAAATAGCTTGCGTTGGAACAGTATGACGGATGCGCAAAGACAAACTATAACCGATTATAGACAACAGTTATTAGATATATCTGAACAATCTGGTTGGCCTCATACTATAGAGTGGCCTACACCGCCAGACACCTCTGGTTTTTAGTTAGATAGGAAGCAATATGAGTACACTAAGAGTAAACACCATTACGAATAATGGGAGTGCCGTTGACTTACCTCAAAAATTTAAGATAGGCGGGAGCAACGTAGAGCAAGGATATACAGCTAGTGGAAGTGAACCTAGCAGCCCTGCAACAGGTGACTTTTGGTGGGATAGCAGTAACGAAAAACTGTACAGATATATTAACGGTGAGTTTAAACAGTTAAGTCTGGCTGGATCTTCTGCTCCTGTCTGGGGTGGTTTAAAAGGTTTTACCACAGGGGGCGGCGCTTACACTAATGCTGCAGGTTCTGGTGACCCACAGGGGCCAAGTAGTAGTTACCTGCAACAGATAGATCACTGGACTATAAATGATAGCACACAGGGTACTGATTTTGGTGATCTTAATATGACTCAACCTAACTACACTTATGGAGCGAGCAATAATACAAGAGGTGTAATTGCTTCTGGTTATCAAGGTAGCGGAACAGCCGCAAATCAAATAGACTACATAACCTGTGCCACAGCAGGAAATGCTTCTGATTTTGGAGATCAATCTGTTGAAAGAACTACTAGTATGGGAGCTGTTGGTAATGGAACTCGTGGTATCTTCGGTAACGGATATAGCTTTGGTCAAAACGGTTACGTTAACACTATTGACTATGTAACCATCGCCAATACTGGCAACGCCACCGATTTTGGAGACATGCTAGGGGGAGAAGGTAGTAATACAGGCAATTTGAAAAGTGGAGCCTCTTCTAATGACGAAACTACTGGGCTGTTCATGGGTGGTCATACACAAAGCCCGTATACTTATCAAAATAGAATACAAAAAATAACTATGGCGACAGCAGGAAATGCTGTTGATCATGCAAATCTTACTGGAGCAAACGCATATTTTTTAAAGGGTGTAATATCTGATAATACAACTGGAATAGTTGGAGGTGGTTATAACGGCTCTCAAGATGTTCAGTCTATAGATAGATTTACTATTGCCACTGGTGCAAATGCTACTGATCATGGAGATCTACCTAATGGCGTTAATGATGGAGCCGCTGTTTCTAACGGTACTTACGGAGAGTTTGCAGGAAGTAATTTGGGAGCAGGAGTTGCCAGTGGCCCCAACCTTGATGGAAGAAGGTATGTAGTTACCATAGCAACCGCAGGTAATGCCTCCTTTATAGGGAATCTTGCTATTAGGTGGTATAGTACTTCGGGTTTTTCTGGGGCTTAGAATATGAGTGAATTCCTAAAAGTAACAAAACTTAGTGATAGAGCAGGTACTGGCGCTGTTAATTTTTCTAACGGTTTTAATATAAACGGTTCTGATAGCGGTATTTCAAGCTTTACACATACAGAAGGAGCTACCGAGCCTAGCAGCCCATCCAACGGAGACACTTGGTGGGATAGTGATAATGACATCTATAAAGTCTACATGGACAATGCATGGAAAGACTGGTTAGGAACTTCTGCTGCTGCATTTGGTTGGGGCGGTGATAGAGGGATTACCGCAGCAGGAGATGGCGCAAGCACTTATAATACTATCGACTATTTTGATATAACTTCAGCAGGTAATGCGACTGATTTTGGTGACACATCAAGTGGCGCTAATAAAGTAGCAGCTATAAGCAATGCTTCAAGAATAGTTATTGGTAGTTTGCCGCCAAGCAACACACAAACTTTAGAATATATTACATCTTCTACAACAGGAAATACTACAGACTTTGGTGATCTAATAAACGGGATGAGTTATTGCGGTGCGGTTAGCAATGGAACCAGAGGAGTTTGGGGCAGCAAACAGAACAGTGGCGGTATGGAATACATTACTATAGCCAACACAGGTAATGCTACATCTTTTGGGTCTTTAGATTCTTCGAATTCTTTTGCTAATAATGGCCCCGCTTGCGGTAGTGATGGAAGTAGAGGACTATTTGCAGGTAACGGTAATGGGTCTAGTATCACAAACGAGATTCAATACATAACAATAGATACAACAGGAAACGCTACTAATTTTGGTACTCTAACTACTACATGGAGAGATTTTTATGGGTTTCAAAAAGTCTCCGATGCTACAAGAACAGTTTTTGGTGGAGGTTTGTCTACAGGAGGTAGCAATAATACTATAGACTATGTTACAACTGGAACTACAGGAAACGCTACAGATTTTGGAGACATGACTACTGGAGTAAGAGGTTGCACAGGTACATCTAACGGCACTGTTGGTGTTTGGATGGGAGGATATACTTCTACTACTGTAAACACTATTCAGTCTGTAACTATACAAACACCCGCAAATGCTGCGGATTTTGGTGACTTAACTGTTGCAAGGTATGAAAACGCAGGGTCATCAGGAGCCGCATCATGAGTACTGCCGAAGAAGTTACAAAAATTAGTGACAGGGCAGGAACGGGTGCGGTCAACTTTTCTAACGGCTTCAATGTAAACGGATCTGACAGTGGCATCTCAAGCTTCACGCACACAGAGGGAGCAAATGAACCAAGTAGCCCATCGAATGGCGACACATGGTGGGATACGGCCAATGATGTATATAAAGTATATATGAACAACGAATGGAAAGAGTGGCTAGGTACTACCTATTCTGGCCCTGCTTATATGGGTACTAGGGGTATAATAGCGAGTGGTTATGGGGGTGGCCCATCTAATACAGGGGCAGAAGATATACAGTATATAACTATAGCCTCTGCAGGAAACGCTACAGATTTTGGTAACTTGACAAGATATACATCCCGCGCTGGAATGCACTCTAATGGATCTAGGATTATCGTAGCTGGGGGACGGGCTGGGGGAACCGCGACAAACTCTATAGACTACGTTACAGCAGCAACCCCCGGAAATGCTTCCGATTTTGGTGACCTGACTGAATCAAGGTTTGGTATGGGAGGTGGAGGCGATGCTACTAGAAGCGTTTTCGCAGGTGGATGGGGGGCGGTCAATACAGGGTCGCAAACAGGAACCGACAGCAGAACAATAGATTATATAACCACTGGCACTACAGGAAATGCTACTAACTTTGGTGATCTGTCTTACTATCGAAAGTATATATCAGCAACTTCAGATGCTACCCGTACTATATTTGCGGGTGGACAAGAGACTGTTAGTGGGACTACCTCCCTTGTTAATAAAATGGAGTATGTAACAACTCAAACAACAGGTAATGTTACTGACTTTGGAGATTTATTGGCTGTAAACTATTCTATGGGTGCTGGAGTTATTGCTAGTGAGACAAGGGGTATTTTTGTAGGCGGTGCGCAGACAAGTCCTTCTTTTACTTATGAGCAAACTATACAATATGTAACCATTGCAACTACAGGTAATGCGACTGATTTCGGTGATACTCTTCAAGGCATTTTACACTCTGCTACTTGTGCTGATGGCACCACTGGAATAATTGCAGGTGGACAAAAAGGTGGCTCGGGTAGCCAAGATGATAACACAATACAAAAAATTACAATAGCAACAACAGGCAATGCAACCGATTTTGGTGATTTAAATGCCATAAATAGCTCAGATGCTAACAATAAATACGCTTCTGCCGCATCAGGGAGCTAGCCGTTTAAAGGAGAAAAAATGGGAAAAACTAAAAAGAAAACTAACGTAGTAACGAAACCAATTACGTTCTCGTTACCTATAGAGGCGTCTGAGAATATCAATCAGGTAGCTGCTGCGCGGGTGGCAGAGAAGTTACCAGAGATAGATCAGGCGACTAGAGCGTTTGATCGTAATAACTCAGCTACAACTCTGTCTATGATGACGCTTACTATGCTTAACGGTCACTCACCTTACCGTATGCTTCGTCAGATTACGGCAGAGGTAGAAAAGCGTAAGATGGCACTTGCAGACGCGCAGGTCTCACATGCTGAGAAACGTGTAGAATTACTTGAGCTTGAAGAGGCTGATGACGTTGTTTCTGAGGCTAAACTTAAAGCAGGTAGGCACGGTCTTACAATGATGGAGCATAAGATAAATGGCTCTATCAAAGACATTGCGGTTCTTATCGATAGCTATGAGAACATAAAAGAGAAGTGGGGTATAGACGAGTGGGATGAAGAAGCCTTTGAAAGAGAAGAGAAGCGTCACCATGTGCGCCGTGGCTTTGAGCTTATGTACCGAAACCTGATGGATGGTGGCAGGGTATCTACTTCTACAATAGAATACATGCAACAATATGGCGTTCACCCACAGGTAGCTATGACTGAGGTCTCTGGGTATATACAGCATACCGCACAACGTATTAAGAACCATGAGCTACCTCACTCTAACGATTTAGAAGAATTTATGGATTTAATGGCGGATAAGTATTATAAGAATGCAGATAAAACTGCTGAAAGAATATTCGGCAAATCAGATTTTCTGAATCCTGAATATATGTTAAGGTTAGAAAAATCGGAGAAAAAAGATGATACTTGAATACAAAATGCATATGACTGCAGGGGGTATGAAAGCTCCTGAGTGGGTAGAAGATGGTGGGTACTGGGGTAAATCAGACCATACTTACGTTGGCTGGTCACCAGATGAGTCTGATAGAGAATATTATATTCCAGATACAGTAACCACTCTTACAGCAACAGAGCTAAACACTAGAGTACTGGCGCTTCACAGTGCTAACGCTTTTCAAAAAGATGACCCCGACAGCGATGATCCTACTGCTACAGTAGACATGACTAACGATGAAGTGTCGGCGATGGTCACCGCTTGGGTAAACGCTAGAGAGTCATAGGAGAGCCTTAGATGTTTGGCTTTCAACCCCTCGCAAAAGTTCCAATAGCTGATGATGTTATTGATTCAGTACCAGTATCTCTTACTGCTACTGGAGTATCTGGAACTGGGCAGGTTGGAAGTGTAGCAATATCAGGTGCTAATGACACACCTGCGGTAGGACTTGAGGCTAGTGCTGGCCCTCATGCTACAGTTACCTTTACTGTTACAGTAGCTAATAGTGGGTCTGGAAATAAGTTCTACATAGATGGTGCAGAAGCACCAACGCTTAATCTTGTAAGAAATACAACATACGTCTTTGACGTATCAGATAATTCAGTTTCAGGCCACCCACTTGCTTTTAAAGATGGGGGTGGAAATAGCTATACTACAGGAGTAACCACTACGGGGACTGCAGGAAATTCTGGAGCTAAAGTTACTTTCGTTGTTCCAAGTAATGCCCCTGATGCTCTTAGGTATTATTGTACTGTTCACGGTAATGGTATGGGTAATACCATTGCGGTATCAACTCTAGACTTCTCTGTATCGGGTGATGCAAGCGTAGGCGTTACAGGTATTGCAGCTACTAGCGGTTCTTCAGGAGTTGTAGTTGAGACAGGTATAGGCGTTTCTGTAACAGGTGTAGCAGGGACAGCGTCTACTTCAAGCGTAAGCATAATAGCAATAAGAAATATTACAGTTGCGGTTAGTGGTGTTGCTGCTTCTGGTGATGTTGGCGCTACAGGAGCTTCTATACCGAAATCTGTTGATGTTGGAGGCTCTCAAGCAACAGTTAGCACAAATGGAGTGACTGTAGGCGGTGCAGCAGACGTAGTTGAGACAGGTTTTCAAGCATCTTCTGCAGTTGGTAGCCCAACCATAATCGGTGCGGCAAGTGTAGCGGTAAGCGGTTTGTCAGGCACAGGCGCTGTTGGCTCTGCAAATATTACTATACCTGTAACAGTCTCCGTAACAGGTGTGACTTCTAGTACTGCAGTGCGTGGTGTTGAGATCGTTATATCAGCAGATGTATCAGTTACAGGGCCATCATCTACTGGTACTGCAGGTTCTGTAACTACAATAGGAACGGCAGACATACCATCAACAGGTCTTGCAGCTTCTACGTTTGTTGGTTCTGTTACAAGCATCGCTACAGCGAACATATCGGTAACTGGTATATCCGCAACCATAGCTACAAGTTCAGTTACTCCGTACATATCGTTCCCAACAACAGCAGAAGGCTCTACTGGTCAGGTTGGAAGTGTATCAGTTGAAGCAAAAGCCGAGTTCTTAATAACAGGCGTTTCTACTGGCACTCCACTTGTTGGTCAGGTAAGGATGTATAATTCAGTAGATCCTTTACAGGAAACTTTGGCAGATCCGTATTCACCCTTAGTTATAGACGTTCCAACAGAAAATGTGTATAATGACATAAATTTAACCGTTGATGAATCTGCTCCCCCTGTATGGTCAGATTTAGACATAGAGAACGAGGCAGCATAGGAGCATAAAATGCCTAGTACATTTACAACAAACACAGGTATAGAAAAGCCCGCCTCTGGTGAGCAATCTGGTTCTTGGGGCATAACCGTAAATACAAACAGTGACATTATAGATCGCGCTATTAATGGTGTTGTTAGTTTATCTCTGGTAGGCACTTCTAGTAACCTTACCACGAATAACGGAAGCACATCGGATGGTCAGTATAAAGTTTTAATTTGTACAGGTACTCTAGCCGCAGCTCATACTATCACCATACTGCCCTCAGACGCACAAAAAGTTTACTATGTAAAGAACGATACAAACCAAACAGTTACCCTATCTCAGGGTTCTGGGGCAACTACAGCAAATGTAACTACTGGGTCTTTTGCAATCATATATGCTGATGGTAACAACAATGTTGTAAACCTATCCTCTAACACGCAGCTAGGACAACTAAAACAAAATGGAGTTGCTATAACTTCGTCTGCTGCAGACCTTAACTTGCTTGATGGCGCTGATGCCACTACCTTAGAGTTAGCAGATTTACAGCTTTTAGACGGAGCGGTAAAAAATACTGTGGTTAATCAAAAAGCCGTTATCTACGGAGATAGTGGTGAGGTTCAAGCAGGGTTGGTAGATTTTGGAGCGTGGACTATAGATGAGGCAGGTGGTAAATTAGTTTTTTACTATAATGGATCTGCTAAGTTTAGCATAAACTCTTCTGGCGCAGTAGTCGCTGCAAATGATGTGACAGCATATGGATCACCGTAATGGGCTTACCAAACGCAGGAGTTCCGTTAAGTTTAGATGATATTCAAGATGAGTTTGGTGGGTCTAACCCAATAGGTTTGTCTGAATACTTTTCTGCTGCTTCTGGCGTACCTGCTTCTGGTAATCCTATTTCTGTAAGTGATTTCTACGGCACAGCAAATACCGTTACTTTTAGCTACGAAATTATAGGTGGTGGCGGAGGTGGTGGCTATGGCCTAGAAGATGGTTACGGCTCTACTGCTAGAGCGGGGAGTGGAGGAACTTCTTCGATTACAGGGTCTGGTATGACCACAGTAACTGCAGCTGGAGGACAAGGCGGAAGACACGCTGTTATTTCTTGGGATACAGGCGTAGGTAGTGAGGGTGGAGATTCTTATTATGGCGTAGGGCCGGGGCAAACTCCTAACGGCGTTGCAGGGGCATCAGCGGTATCAACTCATTATGGCGCAGGTGGTTCAGGTGGTGGTGGAGATTCTCCTAACAAATTCGATAGTTCAGGAGGTAAAGGAGAAGGTGGAGATGCTGCGACTAGGTATACAGGAACACGAGAAGTTGTAAGCGGAACTACTATTACGATAACTATTGGAGCTGCAGGTGCAGGAGGCACTGGGGGCAACCACGCAGGTGGTAACGGAGCGGCAGGTTATGCAAGAATTACAGTTGGTGGCAACGTGTATCCTTTTACATCCAGTGGAACTTTGACATTAAGTAGTTAGGATAAAAATGTCTTATATAGGAAAATTATTTGCTCATCTTCATCCGTCCACAAACGAGTTAGATTCAGCAATTCTAAATAAAACAACAGAACTCATTTATTGTTATAGAGACGGTGTCGAAAGCGTAACTTTAGTGGTTGATAATAGGCAGACCCTTAGAGATTTAGTCGGTGACTTGCCTCCAGAAATATACAATACAACTAGGTATGGAGTAGATCTAAGTAGTATTGGAACTGATAAAGTTAGAATATATCTCAATTCTCATTCCAGTGAAGAGCATATAATAGGTTATTACTTTTCTAGCGATAACAAAGTAGTCCAAAAGAAAAACTACAAAAAAACTGATACTACCGATGCATTGATCGATAGGTATGAATCTGATGGCACTGAAATATCTATAGATGAAGTTGAAGTTGTTGCATCCAGAGCCGACTGGGGCGGAAGTAGTTCATTAGCCGATAGCTTAGAAAAGATTGCTTCAGATAATAATTTTATAATAGTATATTCCAAGAGAGAAGGTAAGGATCAAAGCTACATAAAAGTAGCTGCTTATTGAGGGTTTTTAAATGGTATTACAAAAAATGGAATTTAGGCCCGGAATAAACTCGGAGCTTCCTGATTACGCCAATGAAAACGGTTGGAGTGATGGGGATAAGATACGGTTCAGAGAAGGTTACCCAGAAAAAATAGGTGGTTGGGCTGCTAAAGGTGAAAATCAGTTTATAGGTTCTTGCCGTGCATTAAAGCCTTGGTTGACGTTAGAATCAGATAGATTGGTAGGGGTGGGTACGCACCTTAAATACTACATAGAAGACGGTGGAGTCTTTTATGACATTACACCAATAAGAAACACAACCGCAGCGGGAGATGTAACTTTTTCTGCCACAACTGGTAGTCATGTTATAACTGTGACAGATACAAACCATGAAGCTAAACTAGGTGATTTTGTTACGTTTAGTGGGGCTGTTGGCCTTGGAGGGGCAATAACAGCAGATGTTTTAAATCAAGAATATCAAATACAAACAGCTACAAACAGCACTTATACGATAAATGCTAGGACAGCAAATACGGACATAAATCAGTATTATGATGGTGGGGTTATAGATGATACCGCAGCATATGTATCAGCGACATCAGGAGATACAAACACTGGTGGCTCAAATACAGTAGGCGCTTATCAAGTGCAGTCTGGTGTAGATACATCTACTTTTGGCAATGGTTGGGGTGCAGGTACATGGTCTAGAGGAGCTTGGAACTCAAGAGCTTCAGTCAATGTTTTGGCAGAGACATTAAGATTATGGCAACATGATACTTTTGGTGAAGACCTTATTTTTTGTGTACGAGATGGGCCAATATTCTACTGGGATACATCTAGCACTGTTTCTCAGAGAGGTGTATACTTATCAGCCCTTACAAGTGCGAGCAACACACCTTTAGTAGCAAAACAGGTTATGGTGTCAGATATTGATAGGCACGTTATAGCTTTTGGCTGTAATCCGCTTGGATCTAACGTACAAGACCCTCTTCTTATTAGATTTTCAGATCAAGAAAATCCTGCGAATTGGACACCTTTGACTACCAATACAGCAGGAGATCTCCGTATAGGTTCTGGTACAGCCATAGTGCAAGCGGTTGAGACAAGACAAGAAATACTAGTTTTTACAGACCAAGGTCTACACTCTATGCAGTTTATAGGCCCACCTTTTACTTTTGGTATAAACAGGGTTTCAGAGAATTTAAGTATTAGAAGTCCTAACTCTGCTGTTGCTATAGGTGATAATGTATATTGGATGGGTGTTGATCAATTTTATGTGTACTCAGGTAATGTCTCTCAACTTAATTGCACAGTAAAAGAGAAAGTACTTACAGATATTAATAATGAGCAGTCAGAAAAAATATTTGTTGGTGTAAACTCTGGCTACGGTGAAATATGGTGGTTCTATCCATCGTTAGAAAGTGAAAACATTAATAAGTACGTTGTCTATAATTACAATCAAGACATTTGGTATTATGGGACTTTAGACAGAACCGCATGGATAGATATGGGTGTAGATGATTACCCAATAGCAGCGGGGACAGATGGTAAACTTTATTTCCACGAGTTTGGACTTGATGACCAAAGCACTCCAACGCCAACTGCAATCAATGCTTTTGTGCAATCTGCTCCCATAGATTTAGGAGATGGTGAGGTCTTTAGCTATGTTCGAAAGCTAATACCTGATGTAACTTTTAGAAACAGCACTAATGCTGCACCGACAGTAGATTATACCATAGACGCTTTTAACTATAATGGTGGGCTGCAGGTTAGCACTGACACAGCAAATATTGTTAAATCTTCCTCTGTTCCCATAGAGCAGTACACAGAGAAAGTAGATCTTAGAGTTAGAGGTAGAGCTATTGCTTTAAAAGTGCAATCTTCTCAAACAGGCACAACATGGAGATTAGGTCTAAATAGACTTGATATTAGACCTGACGGAAAAAGATAATGGCAGATAACCCGCTCCCACGGTACTTCTTTGCCGTACCACCAAAAGAATACGACCAAAATTACATGCGTGAAGTGGTTAGAGCTTTTTCTCTTTTCCAAGAGCAGTTAACAAACCCCGGAAAGGTAACAGCTAACGAGTTAAATTTAAGACCTGAAGGTGGGGGCATAAAGCAGTTTGCTAATAACGTAGAAGCTTATAATGCAGGTCTTAAACCCGGCGATATGTGGATGTTATCTACAGGCGAAGTTAGAATTGTTATTGACCCTAATGTAGAAGTGCCAGTGAGTATTGAGTACTTTAGATCAGGTACGGGACAGGTGGGTCAGGTTATAACCTTTGATGCTTCTGCAGAGATAGATGATGTTATTCATTTTATGGCAGATGGTCAGGTTGGAAGTGCTAATGCTGTTGCTGTTTATAGTATTACGGGTACAGCCGCCGCCGCTACTTCTGGCGTTGGGGCAGTAACTACTGCATTTGCGTACTCTTTTACTGGAACCGCTGCATCTGCTACTTCTGGTGTGGGTACAGTAACTATTGTAATATAAGGAATTGTTATGTCTGATACAGTAATAAATATGCCTGATGGCTCAAAATGGTCACCTTCTTCGTCTACGGATGTAGTAAAGTGTGCAAATTGTGAAAACGAGGTAGATACACCTGCAGAGATTGCATCATACCCTGATGGCGATTGCCCAGATTGTGGAGAGCCTTGGACAGGAAGTGAAGTAAGAAAAACTACAATATCAGTTACAGCACCTGCTAAGATTAGTGGCGCTACCTAATGACACTACCTTCCTTTGGAGTTCCGTTAAGCTTAAACCAAATTCATGTTGAGGTTGGTGGTACAAGCGGAACTACGGTTTCTCTAAATGAGACCGATGTCAGAGGTTTAATAAACAAGACTGTAAATACTTCTAACTCTATATCAGATTATTATGGAGCAAGCTATGTTCCGCCTTATACCAGCCCGATTGTATCTGGTGATGGTTTTTTCTGGTGGTATTCTATATCTACCCTTGGTGGTCAACCAAATCCACAATTTACCTTTGCTGCAATCGTTGTAAAATTAGGAGGTAATGTTGTCAAAGGAAGCTTTACAGCTAGTGCTACCAATGGAGGTTTGAACCCATCTGCAGGTCAATCTTGGCATAATGGCACTAACAGTTCATCAAACAATTTAGCTTTTTTAGCTGCTGCATCGTTTGTTCATACAGATGGATATACATATGTGCCTGTTAATCCTGTCATTCAGGGACAGACCTCAACATACCCATCAACTAATCTTGGAGGAAGTCTTCCTCAACAACAAAGTGCTTATGATGCTGTAGGAATTAAACTACAGGGGACGTAAATATAGACTTTTTAAGGCATAGTAGTATAATGTGTAAGAAGTTTTTGAGAGTATATTGTTATGAGTGATAAACTACCAAAAGTAAGTATTGCTGTAGTCGGGGTTGTAATTGCCCAAATCGGTGGTTTTATATGGTGGACGGCGCAGCAAGCTAGTACAATACAGAACCTTGAAGAAACGGTGAATGTCCTAACAGTAGAGAACAATGCTACGGATAGGACAAACCTAATCAGGGATGTAGAACAAAACAGTGAAAATCTCGATGAGATAATCGACATACTTGCAGAAATTTATGAGGATATGGAAGATGGCGATAACGAGCTTTGGGAAGAAATAGATCAAATTCACGAGGATGTCGGTGGGATGGCAGCTCATATGATGGCTATTGTAAAGTTACAGTCTAGGGTGGCAATTTTGGAAAAGACCGTTGAGTTTACACGACAAGATGGAATGTAGAAATAGACCCTTTAACGATATTAGCAGGACTGAAAACAGGTCTTGCCGCAGGAAAAACAGTAGCGTCTCTATCTAAAGAAATCGGAAACTTCTTCGATGCTACAGACGCGGCTAAGAAAAAGTTACAAAAGAAAGGCGTAGGCAGTTCAGACGTAAATAGTGTCGCGTTAGACCGTTGGGCTAAAGAGCGTGAGGCTGCTCAAGCCGAAGAGGAACTCCGCGAATGGGTAACAAATAATTTGGGTTTGAGCCAGTGGCAAGCTTTGCTCCGCATACGAAAAGAAGTGCTACAGGAAAAGCGTGAAATGGAGGCTAGGTTGCGCCGTGAGGCGATAGAAAGACAAGAGCTAATAATAACCATAGTAGGAATACTTGTATTGTTGATTTTCACGTTTGTAGGAGCCAGTGCTTATTTGCATTACATGGGGTGGATTGACGTGAGGAGTTACTTTAGATGATCTATGTACTGGTCTTTATTCAGTTTCTAAATACAGACAATCTAAGGTTCTATCAAATAGCAACCTTTCCTGAAATGAGCCAATGCCAAGAAGAAAAAAAGAAAGCGAGCGTAATGAAAAACCACACAAGCCAAGAGCTTTTGTGTTTGGAGATAGTGACCCAGTTGCAGTAGAACATGGTAAAAAATGGGGCGTATACGATAAAAATGGACGATTAATTATTTTAGGGTATAATAGAAGAATATGTCAGGAGTACGCAAATGCCCAAGCAAAAATACGATCTAAACGATAACGGAAAAATTGATCCAGATGAGCGTCAAATAATGCTCGAAGACCGCCGTCGTATGATGGAAGATGCAGACGCCAAGCGCGATGCACAGCTTCGCATGACATGGTTTGCTTTATCTGGCATGTTAGCCTATCCGCTTCTTATAGTTTTGGCATCATGGTTAGGGCTAGAACAAGCATCTAATCTTCTTGCAGATATAGCTGCGGTATATGTGGTTGCTGTGTCGGGTGTAACGGCAGCGTATTTTGGTTTCACAAACATGGGTGGTAAAGGACAATGATAGGACAGTTACTAGGGCCAGTAGCGGGTCTAGCTAGTAGTTGGCTCGATGCAAAGACTACAAAGCAAGCTGCGGAAGCAAAATTAAAACTTACTGAGGCCGAGGCGAAAGCCAAGATACTATTATCTGAAAAGACGTCTGTGGCTGATTGGGAACGTATCATGGCGGAGAACAGCGGTTCGAGCTGGAAAGACGAATTTTTCGTAATTGTGCTGTCAATCCCGCTTGTTTTAGCCTTCATACCGGGTGCAGAGGGTATTGTGGATAGGGGTTTTGAACAGCTTCACAAGGCACCGGACTGGTATTTTTACAGCTTGGGTATTGCAATAAGTGCGTCTTTTGGCGTGAAAGGATACAAGCAGTTTGTGAGGAGAAAGTAATGGCGTTTGAAGCACTAAAACAACTACAAAAAAAGTGTGGTGTAGCGCCAGACGGTGCATTCGGCCCTAACACAGCCAGAGCTATAGTAACACACTACGAGTTGTCTCCAGAAAGAGGCGCACATTTATTGGGTCAAGTTGTGCATGAAAGCGGATCTTTTAAGTATACAAGAGAAAACCTAAACTACTCTGTAGAAGCTATCATGAAAGTATGGCCTAGCCGTTTTCCTACAAAAGAGAGCGCAGAACCATTTGCCAGAAACCCTAAAGCACTGGCTGAAAACGTATATTTTGACCGCATGGGGAACGATACCAAAGAAAAAGCCAGCGCCTACATAGGCCGAGGATTTTTACAATTAACCGGATATAACAACGTCAGATCTTTTGCATCAGACATGCGTGTCCCAGAAGTTCTAGATAACCCACAGTTGTTAGAAGAAGATTATGCAATGGATACAGCTCTGTGGTTCTTTAAGAAGAATAATTTATGGAAAATATGTGATGAAGGTGTCAACGATGACACTATAAAAAGACTGACAAAACGTATAAACGGCGGTTACACTGGACTAGACCACCGTGTGAAGGAAACAAAGAAGATTTATGAGTGGATATCTTAGCACACAAATGCTATTATACACACAGACTTGTTGGAGATTAGTATGGTACTTCCCCTCTTAGGTAGCTTTTTAGGTTCAGCGTTCCTGCCGGGATTAGCAGCAAAAACAGGTTTAGCGTTTCTAGCTAACCCAGTAGCAGCGGGGGCAATAGGCTCTGGGATCGGTAGTTTACTACAAGGGGATTCTTTAGACGAGGCGATAGGAACAGGTCTTACTTCTTATTTTGGAGGTAAACTATTAGGTGGTTTACAGAAACCTGTAGATACAACAGCACTTTCTGGCCCTGTAGGTGGAGGGATGCTTACTGATCCAAAGGCTTTAGGTGCAGAGGGTCTAGCTTCCAAGCTAACAGTGCCGAGCAGCCCAGTAAATATACTTGATGCAGGTAAAGCAGGTATAGGGCAGGGTTTAAAACAAGGTTTAGGTACAATAATGGCAAACCCACTAGCTGCAGCGGGTACGGCAGGTGGCGCAATGTTCGCATCCGCCGCTAATCAACAAGGCGAGGATATGAACGCGCCTAGTAACTATAAACGTTCTGAGACAGTGCCTATACAACAAAACATAAATACGCCTTTTGCAGGGTACAGAGCAGGTATAGACCCACAATTTAATTACGGGTTCCGCAACCCTTCCGCAGGGGAAATACAGACACGGTTTCTAAATCAAGGTGGTATGGCGGACTATGTAAATCCTACAATGTTGTCTAAAGGCGGTATAGCTACCTTCGCCGAAGGTGGAGACGTAGTAGAAGAAGAACAATCACAGATGAGTATGCTCGATGCCAACGAAAAAGATATTATTATCAACGCAGTAAATGCCATAAAAGGCAACATGCCCGAAAGAGAAGCCTCCATAGCATTAGCTATGTTTGTAGAAAAATTTGGCGAAGAAGCGTTAGAAGATCTTGTAGAAGATGTTAAGAAAGGCGAATACGATAATATAAGTGGTAAAGCTGACGGTAGGATCAAAGGCGGCGGTGACGGAATGAGTGACTCAGTACCTGCAACTATAGACGGCAAACAAGACTTATTAGTAAGTAAAGACGAGTATGTAGTAGATGCACCCACTGTAGCTATGATTGGTAATGGTTCTAGTGCTGCAGGTGCAGAAAAATTAGACAAAATGCGTGAAGAAGTTCGTAAAGCTGCAACAGGATCGCGCATACAACCGAAAGAAATAGACGCTGAAGAGATTATGGGTAAAGCTATAGCATGAAGGACGTACGCACAGGTTTGATGTTTTCTCCAGTACCAACGGAGTATGCATCTGGTTTGTGGCCTAGTGTATCAAAAGTGCTAGACAGATCCGTTGCTACAGCAGAGGGGAAGTACAAAACAGACGATATACTTAATTGTATTTTGGAAGATGAGATAGTCTTGTGGATTGTGGTAGATCATGAAGATGATGACGATATTATAGCCGCCATAACAACTAGGCTCATAGAATATCCACAAGGTCGTGCTATGGCTATGGACTGGATTGGTGGTACAAGGATGAAAGAGTGGTTGCCGATGGCACAAGAAACTATAGCAAAGTATGCGAAAGACCATAACTGCAAATATTTAGAGGGTTATGGAAGAAAAGGTTGGGGTCGTTGGCTTGGTAAGTATGGGTGGAAGCCAGACTATATTGCTTATAAAATGGAGTTAGGTTAATGGGCAAGGGTAATAAATCAGCACAATCTGGTAGGCAGACCATTGTAAATGAACTACCAGAGTACGCACGTCCGTTTTACGAAAACCTTATGGAGCGTACAGAAGCTGAGTCTTTAGGACAATTTCAACCTTATCAAGGTCAAAGAATAGCCGAATCTGGCAGTATAGCTGACATAGCTAATTCAAGAAACATGGTCAGAAACGTTGCAGGTGCGGGGCTTCCTGAATTAGATGAAGCCATTAGTGGTATGAGAGATATATCACGACGCGGGCAATTTACAGGGCAAGTAGCGCAAGACTACATGAACCCTTATATGGAGCAGGTTGTAGACAGGCAGAAACAAGCCGCAATACAAGACTTTAACCGCATGGGCGCAGCTAGAAATGCTCAAGCTGTAAACGCAGGTGCATTTGGCGGGTCTAGACAGGCTGTGAACGATTATTTAGCGCAGGAAGGTTTGCAACAACAACTTGGTGACATAGACGCCGCAGGTAGAGAAGCTGCATTCCGAGACGCTAGGGCAGGTTTTGATGCTGATAGGCAGGTAGGTATGACAGGTCTTGGTCAGTTGGCTACGATGGGTGGGTCACGTAGGGCAGCAGATATTCAAGGCGCACAGCTACTAGAGGGTATCGGTAAGCAGCAGTTAGGCGAACAGCAAGCTATGCTAGACACAGGGTATCAAGACTTCCTAGCACAGCAGAACTTTAATAAGGATCAATTAGGGTTCTTGTCTAATATACTACAAGGTGTGCCTGTGCAGCCCGACAAGTCGGTAGCTAATTATCAATCGTACAACCCACTACAACAAGCATTAGGTGCAGGTATAGCAGGGTTAGGTCTTTATCGCGGGATGATGTAATGAATATTCTAAAGCTACAAGATGACCTAAAAAACTTCTCACAGCAACAACTTGTCATGGAAATGCAAAGGCCATCCGGTAACGTACCGCAGTTCCTAGTGCTTAGTGAGTTGAGTCGTAGAAAACGCATGCGGGCAGAACAGGATCGCGCAGAAGCGGCTGACACCCCTACTGTAGCACAAGAAACCGTTGCAGCAGCAGGTATGCCTATGGGTGGCGTAACACAAATGGCACGGGCTATGGCTCCGAACACAAGCATGACTGAGAACACAGGTATTGCTGCAATGATGCCAAAACAACCTACACGGATGGCAGAAGGTGGGACTCCTCAGTACAAAAACAGATATGAACAGTTAATGGCGTATCTATTTGGGAGAGATGATGACGAAGAAAAAGAGAAGCCACGCGAGGGTACATCATTAGCGGAAATGATTAACTTTGGTGGAGACTACGAACCTGTTAAAAAAGCAGAAGGCGGTGTGGTCAAAATGCAAAGAGCAGGTCTGGCAGGGGGTACAATATCAGCCATAGCTCACTTAAAGGTAAATTATCCAAAGTTATACGAAGCGTATAAAGACGATCCAGAAGAACTAGCACTTGTGGCGGCGGAAAAATTTGAAAAAGATATGGAAACCGCTGAAGACGCTGAACTTACAGGTTTAGAACAGATTGAAACGCCGCGTACAAATTTCCAAAAGATTATGGATTTTGCCAGCTATAGCCCTTTAAAAGCTAGAAAGAATATGGAGAAAATAGAAAAAGGGGCGAAAGAAAGAGATCTACAGGCACGAGTAGACACGGCAAACGCATTACGTCGTAGAAATCAATTTTACGTTGGTGAAGATCCTATATTTAATGATGGGGGGTATAGCGAACAGCTAAAAGGTTCAGTAATACCTGTGCCACTAGCTGATGCAGACCCACTAAAATTTACACCACCGAACAACCTAGGTGGCCCTAGCGTTGCTATGGATCGCCCACTTAATACGGATAATCTAAGTCAACTAGAGCTTGGCCCAGTGCTGCCAAACGTCTCTTCAAACAGACCTCCTGTGCAGCCCGATAATTTACCCGTTAACACTTCTCCAACATTCACATCGATGCTACCAAATATATCACAAGAAAATGTTAGGTTAGGTGGAGATGCAAGGGACAAAGTTATAAAGGATTATCTAGCAACCTCGGATAGTTTTGTTGATGCCTTGGATGAGGCTAATCAAATGGGGGGAGACAGAAATCGCGCATTTGAGTTGTTCAATGCACTAACTGAAATGAGAGCTGATCCTACGATAACAGACTTTAAAGGCCCATACGATGACGCTATATTTGACGTAAACAAGCGAGCAATGGACTTTATTAGGAGTGACACTTATCAACCACCCAGTGAGGTTTACCCTTTTCTGTTAGGCGGTGATCCACGAGCCATTGCTAAGTTTCAAGGAGAGAGTCCAGAAGAGGTTCAGGCTATTTCTGATCTATTGGCAAAGCAAGCCGCAGCAGATGAAGCAGCAAAGGAACAAGGGTTCTTTACTGAACAGGATGATGCCGCTCAATCAGTGTTTGACGAAGCGATTGCAGCGCAAGAGGCGATGGTAGAAGCCGAAAACGAACCAAAGACTGCATCTGATAAAATTATAAAAGCGTTTCAAGATGAGTATAGAAGAATAAAAAATAACAAAGCGTCGAAAGCGTTTGATGCCGAAGACGTGGCTGTAGGCTCTGAACCTCCAGATTTTGAAAAAATAGCTGAAGAAACTGAAAAGAAACAAGCAAAAGATAGACAAGAAGCGATAGAAGCTTCCGCGCAAAATATACTTGATCAGATTCAAACATCTCAAGCTGCTACACAAAAACAAGCTAGTGCTGCGGACATGTCGTTGTCTGAGTATATTAAGGGTCTTGATAAAGACAGAGAGTCTAGCAAATGGCTTGCGGTTGCAAGGATGGGCGCAGAACTTATGAAGCCGTCTGCCACTATTGGCGAAGGTATAGGTAAAGCAGTTTCAGTAGGCGCAAAAGATTTACAAGAAGGTAAAAAAGCATACAACAAAAATAAACTTAGTATATTAGCACTACAAGCACGTATCGATGCCGCTAAAGCAAAGAGCGGAGCGTTGACCACCAACCAAAGGTTAACTCAAGGTCTCAAGTTCCAAGAAGAAGCGCGTAAACTTAAAGAGGCGGCAATGCTATCTGATCCCCCTAATCTCGATGCACTAGGACAAGCTGAAGCGTATGAGAGAGTAGCTGCTAATCTATTAGGCATGCCTTCTATGTCAGGTGGCACAGTGAAAGCACCATCCGCGAGGTAAATCATGGGTATATACTCCTACACAGACCCTCAAACAGGTAAGTCTTATCAGTTTGAACACGCAGGAGAAGCGCCAACTAACGAAGATTTTGCGTTTATAGCAGACTACGTGAGGGGCGAACGGGAGCAATATGCTAAAAAATATAAAGATCTTTTAGGTGAAGACTTTGAACCTGACGATGGTACAGCTTTTGGTCGGGGGTTAGATCGTGCGTTTGAAAACATACGAAGCGCAGTCGGCGAAACAATAGGCACTGCAGGAGAAAAAACAGGTCTAGGTTTTCTTGAAAACTTTGGTCTTGGTATGGAGGAAAAAGGTAGGCAAAACCTAGGACAGTTGTTGGCAGATCAACCGGAAAGATTACAATCCACAGATGTAGATAGTATAGGTTCAGCTCTAACCTATGCAGGGGAAGTAGTCGGCGAACAACTACCACAATTAGGTCTTGGTATAGGTGCAGTAGCATTAGGCGGTGTACCAGCCGCCGCTACCGTAACTGCTCCGATTTTGTTTGGTAACAATATCCAAAGACAAGAAGACAGAGTAGCAGCAGGAGAACTTGATAGCGTCGATGTAGGCGCGGCTCTTCGAGCTACGTTTGGACAAGCAGCCCTTGAAGGTATATCTGACAAGATCTTGTTAGGTGGACTGTTCCGACCTATAGGCGGATCAATATTTACACGAACTATAGGCCGTGCAACGGGCGGTGCTACAACAGAAGGTCTAACCGAAGTTGGACAACAGATGCTTGAGCGCAGTCAAGCAGGTCTAGCCATTGACAGCGAAGACGCGATTGCAGAGTATCGTGAAGCAGCTATTGCAGGTGGCCTAATTGGTGGCGGCACACGAGCCACTTTCGGCGCGTTTCAAGGCTCCCCAACACGAGACGATCTACCTACAGATACACAAACAACACCTGCTGTAGAACCTGTAGTGGACACAGAAGCTACTGAGACAACACAAGAAACACAAGAAACACAAGAAACACAAGAACTCGATCAAGCGAAAGAGGCTAGAGATGCAACTGATACCACAGGAAATACAACTGTCAGTGAGGGAACTGGAACAGGCGATGGACGCGGTGAACCTAGCGTGGTTGGAGGCACAGGGACTGGAAGTGGAAATACGAATACCGAAGTCACTACATCATCTAACGATGGAGCAATGGGAAGAGGTAAGCTGTCTACTGATGATACTACAACATCAGGCACTAACGAGTCAGATACACTAGCACTAGCAAAGGCGGGGGTTGCAATCGCTAGTGATCCAAGATTGTTAACACAAAGCGAAAGCTTTGTACGTGAGGAGCTAGACGCAGAATACTCCCCAGAAGTTATAGAAGCGGTAATAGCAAATCGCCGTCTAGCCGGTATACCAACTGAAGGTACAAAGACTGAAACCGAAGCTGTAAACATGAGTGGTATGCTTACTGAGAAAGCAGAAACCAAAGAAGCCGCTACTACAGGCACTACTGATACAGATGTACAAGAACAAGAACAAGAACAAGAGGCGTTTGCTGAAGAATTAGAAAAACAAACAGAAAAGCAGACCGCTACACCTGTGCAGACGATAGGAGACACTTCTGAACTTACTCAAGCAGAGCTGTTTGATGATTTACCTACAACTCCTCGTGGTGAGGTAGGTGTTGTAAGGGACACTCAAGGACCGCTACCTAATGTGATACCTCAAGGACAACCTACGCTACCACTTCAACAACCAGAGGGCGTTGGACCTAGAGGCTTGGTTACGTCACCTCCACCAACAGGTGTCCCTACTACGGGGCAAACGACAGGAACTGCGGGACAGGTAATACCCCCGGGGGTACAAGTCCCTGTCACACCAAGAGTTGTTGGTGCGCCTGTACAGCAAGAAGTGTTACAAGCTGCTGAAGTAGAAAGGCAGACAGCGGCACAGCAACGTATAGAAAAAATATTCGAAAGTAATCGCGGTAAACAGGGAACTCGTAGAGAGTATCATGATACTCAAGTAGATCCCCGTGCTACTGAAGATACAACAACAGCACTAGATAAAGAAGCTGTAGCTGATCTCATTGAAGCGAAAGACAAAGGCTTAGACGCTAATGCCAAAGCTGCGAAACTCTATTTTAAAAGATTTCGAAGACCCATTGATGCAGTAGCTGAGATTGGCGCGATGCGCGTTACAGGGCCGACACAGCAAGCACTTGAATCAGATAAGATTACTGGTGGGAAAACAGACAAGGATGATAGCGGTAGGCAGTACTACACACCAAAACAATTTGCTTACTACCAAGGTATGACTCAACAGAACGCACTCAAAGCTACAGCATGGGTTCGTGAGAATATGTCCGAAGGGCCAAGAAGAGAATTAGCTGAGTCTAGATCTGTAGCCATGAGGGATACGACTCCACATCAAATTTCGGACAATGCTCTAAGAATAAAAAGAGAAGCGCAAGAAATAAAACGCAAAGAAGAAAAAGCAGAAAGAGAAAGGATTAGAAGGTATACAAAAGACCAGACACTGCGAGAAGAAGAACAAAACGTAGCTCCTATAAAAATGCCAATACCGCCTTGGGAGCAGAAAAACAATGAACTAGCACTTATAGATCCTGTGCATAATCTAAACACGGCGTTACTACCTAGCATACGGAACGCCTTGCTACGAGGTGATCTACAGTTCGCTCTTAATGCAATAGCTGCTACTAACAATGGAGATCGTGTACGTCAGATAGCTGCAACGTTAGCTGAAAACGTAGGCACAACAAAAGTAGAGGTTGTTGATAGTGTTACTGAACTACTAGGGAAAAGAGCAGTTGGCTTCTTTGAGCCTGAAACAAACACCATATACATAGATGCCAACGGAGGCATGAACACACATACTCTACTACATGAGATGATGCATGCGGTTACCTCTGCAACAATAGCTGATAACCCTTCTCTACCAGAAACACAGCAGCTACAGAGTTTATTAAATGCAGCTAGAGAGCAATTCGGCGATGTGTACGGCACTAGAAACCTAGACGAGTTTGTAGCAGAAGCGTTTAGCAACCCACAATTTCAATCGGCTTTGGGGCTAACAAAAACAGACGGAACAAACATCCCGGCGCTGGAGAAGTTCATAAACGCAGTAAGACGTGTTGTCAGGAAACTACTAGGTTTGTCTCCTCAAACTAACTACGCCGAAATAGACGCGCATGTAGAAGCGTTAATAGCACCCGCGCCAGAAACACGCGCTGCAGGTAGAATGTTAATGGAATCTAGTACGTCGGAAGGTTCTGGTAGGATACTGCAGAGTATGACTAAGGCTGTGCCTGTAAGCGTACAAAATAAAGCAGATCAACTACTTGATGTAATTACAGATGAGCCATTGGGCAAAAAAGTTTCAGATACCGTTAATAGGTTTTATCCTGCAAATGTTTTGACAGATAAGCTAAAGGATAAAGGTATACCATTCGCACCAGAGCTAAACGTCATTATTAATAAGATGAGTGGGGCGTTGCGAGAAAAGACATCTGTTACAGAGGCTATAAATAGAGGCTTAGTAAAGTGGCAGCGTAGGCACAGAAAAGAAGCAAAGATACTAAACAATATAATACCTCAAAGCACCTATCTACAAATAGACCCATCAAGAAAAGACAAAAAGTATTTAGAGTATATAAAGGCTGATCGTGAGAGAACGGCTGAGTATAATCAGCTACGCAAAGAGTTTAATAAGTTAGGTCAGGAAGGCCAGAACTTATACAGACAAATACGAGACCATTTTAAGAATACTTATGACGATATACTAAAAGCGTTAGATGCACGTTTAAAAGCAACCATACCTGATGCAGAGATGCAGAAATCGGCTTTTAAAAAGCTCCAAGAGATACTACAAAAAGAAAGCGGTATAATAAGTCCTTACTTTCCACTGATGCGTAAGGGTAATTTTAGGCTGCAATATACCGCACCTAGCCCACAAACTGGACAGCCAGAGGTTTTTGTTGAATACTACGAGACCCTTAGACAAGCAGAGAAAGCGGAACAAGCAGCGAGAGGTGTGAGTGGCGTAACAGATGTAGGGCTATCACGAAGCTCTAGCACTATGAACTTTGACAGCGTACCCTCTACTAGCTTTATACGTGATATACTAGACACACTGCAGGTCTCTGGTGCAGACAAGCAAACTATGCAAGCCGTAGTAGATCTAGCGTTGGACGCCATGCCTGAACGGTCTTTCATGCAGAACTTTCGGCGTCGTAAAGGCGTCAGAGGTTTTATTGGAGACAAAACTCCAACAGGTATGGGCGGTATAGAATTTGATGCTAGCACAATGCTCAAAGAAAAAGGTAGGGATCTTGACAGGCAACTTGTTCAGATGGTGTCATCTGCGGAGTTAGAAGGATTTATTAAGAAACTAAACGAACCTGTAAACGGTGTAAGTGGCCCAAATTATTTTGAAGACATAAGAACAGCTAAACCTGCGGAGACATTGAAGAAGATGGCAGATTTTGCCAAGTCTCCAAACGTTAACAGGTATTCACAAATAGCCAATAACTTAGGGTTTGGTTTTACTATGGGGCTAAACTTTTCTTCGGCAGCTATAACTTTCTTTGACGTAGCTATGTCTGCGATGCCTGTGTTATCAGGTACATACGGAATAGGTAATACTTCCAGAGCTTATGGAACAGCGACTAAAGCGTTAGCGGGCGCACCGACAACACGCAGGATTATGGTTACGGGGCCAGATGGTAAAGACATACCACAAGATATAAATATGGGTACGGTAGGTAAGTCCATATCAAACTATACCCCTGAACAGCTACTTAAAAAATTTGGTAATGATGTGCGTATGGACATATTAGTTGAAAGGGGTCTAGAGCAAGCGCAGTTTAATCAGTCTATGATCCAAGAACAATTAGAGATTGGGCAAGGCAACTCTATGGAAACTTTTAATAAGTATTCCAGTTTTATGTTTCACCACTCGGAACGTTTTAACAGAGAGACAACTCTTACCGCTGCATATTTATTAGAAGTAAAAGACATGCAGAAGAAACGCGGTAAAAACCTCACCGAAGACGATTATAATGAGGCTGCACAAAAAGCTATAGAAAGCACAGAGTTTACGCTAGGTGCAACAGCATCTGCGGGCAGACCCGTATTTGCTCAAACAGGATACGGTAACGTTCTCTTCTTGTTCAAACGTTTTGCGGTCAGCAAATATTACATGATGTCAAAGCTTGCAAGCGAAAGCATAGGAACTACCAACATCAGTAAGATAATGGAGCAAGAAGGGGTAACCCGAGAACAGGCGCAAAATATAGCAGAGAACAGACGTGCGGCTCGTAGAGCGTCAAGAAACTTTCTAGTTATGACAGGCTTGTTGTCTGGGCTAGGTGGTATGCCGCTGATGGGCGCTATTGGTGCATTATACAATCTGTTCGCAGACGATGATGAAGATGATTTTGAGTCAGTTCTTAGAAAAAGTGTGGGTGAAGTACCATTTCAAGGTCTTGCGAACGAGGTGTTAGGCATAGATATAGCCAGTCGTATTGCGTTGAACAGTCTTATATATCGTCCACCTATAGTTGAGAAAGATCAAAGTCCGCTCTTTACATTGGTGGAGCAGCTTGGTGGCCCTGTTTTTGGGGTAGGTAACTCAATAGTGTATAGAGGTGTGCCTGACATATTCCGAGGAATACGTGACGCGGACGCTAAGACTTTCCAAAGAGGGTTTGAAGCAGCCACTCCTGCCGCAGTAAGAAACATTAGCAAGGGGGGTAGGTTTCTATTTCAAGGAGCTAATACACGCAGAGGCGATCCAATTACAGAAGACATAAACCCTTACAATGCAGTTATGCAGGGTCTAGGGTTTGCACCACAAAACTATAGTGAAGTGTTAGACTACAACAGAAATGAGCGGCGAAAAGACAAAGCGTTGTCACAAAAACGTAGCAAGTTGTTGAGACGTAGGAACATGGCTGTGCGAGAAGGTGACGGCGATGAAGTACGTAGAGTGGACAGACTTATAGCTGAGTTTAATAAAAGTTTAAAACCTGACGAGAGAGCTGCTTTGATAACTAGCGATACAAAAGAACGCTCACAAAGGTCTTTTACACAAACTACGGCAAAGATGCGTGGCGGTGTAACTTTTACACCTGCTATGTTGGCAAGCCTAAAAGAATACAACCAAGGCTTTAGACTCTTCGACTAAAAAAACCCCCACTATATGTGGGGGCTACAAGTCAATGGAGAACAACATCGGGTATCGAGTTGTCATATCTTGTGTATCACATAGTTCTCCATACACGTAAACCTAATTTTTTATTTTCTATGCAAATCTGCACTTCAAACTCCCATGCTTTCATTTTTGCAACACTTTTTAGTTGTTTAGTGCCTTTTTCTGTATTTATGCACGGTAGAAAGAACGAAGAACCTACATCCATAGCGTCCCAGTTTATAGTAACTCTAAGCCCATCAGGGTTTAGGTCATCAAGCTTCATCACCTTCTGGTTCATCAGAGACCTCATCAAACCCTTCAAATTTCATTTGTAGTACGTCTTGTGGAGGCATGTTGAAGTCTGTGCCTTTCGTTAGACGTTTCTTTACACGCTTTGCGTTTTTCTTTTGTTTAAGATCATCAACCAAAGAAGCATAGTTTATCTGTTGATCTGTACACCAATCCTTAAAAGGTTTGATCCGCAAGAAGAGTATCTTGGTATCAGGTTCATACCTAGCAACCAACTGCCCACGCGGTACAGCAGTGACAGGTACTAACTGATCTAGACCGTTATCGTTCTTGCCGCGTAGATCCTCAGTGCTTTCGATCTTGAGTATGTTGTTGTAGTTCTCTGATATGTAGTTACCTAGTGTGTCGTCCACAGAAGCCCCTATATCATTCACAAACGTGTTTCTACGTATAAGTTCCTTGACTACCCACTTGTACACTTTGCCTACGTCATAGTTAACAAACCCTAATTTCCTAGCAATCATCAGCCCTGCTATTATCACAGCGTTGCCATTAGACCAGAAACGGTTCTCAGGCCCAAGCCCTGCCGCTTCATCTAGCTTTGCTTTTATAGACTGCACAATCTTACGCGCTTCATCTTTATTGTTTATCACCCATTGTATGTATTTCGGCCCTATCCAACCATAGTTCACCTGAATGTCTTCGTGTAAGTCCGCTGTAGTTTTTGTATCTTCTGCACCAGATATTAACTTCAACACCTTTATCTCAAACAACCGCTGCATCTCTGCTTTCGGCGTAGCTTTATCACGGCTCAATATCTCCCACGCGCTCGTGTTACCAGAACTAAGAGCTAGTAGTTTCCACGGCTTACCACGTACACGCTCCTCGTTACCGTTTGCTGATAGCCTGTTCTTTTGACGGCCCCCCGATACTTGATACACATACTCAGACATCTCTGAGCTTGTCACGTTGGTCATCTCATCAGATATTAGAGGTAAACTATGCATGACTTCGCCACGGTTCATACGTGAGTTGTGCGTATCCGATTTCTGTAGAGATAGTAGCTCTGGGTTGCCCCACAAGGACATAGCCGCATACTGCGCTGTTGTTTTACCTACACCTGTGCCACCAAACAAATGCACTGCCATACTGTTTAGACCTGTCAACGCCATGAGAGGAGACCCAAAACCTACACCAACTACGTATTGATGCATCTCAAACCCTTCTCTGTCGTAGAAGTTTAGGAGTTCTATGTTCTTTTCTTCTGACCCTTTCGGCTCGAAGGAGTCCATAAACCCCGCTGTTTTGGAAGAAGGCGGGTTGTAAGTTATGTCGTTTGCTTCAACTAGTTTCTCACCCAGTACAAATGCTTCCATGTCTTCATCAACCCAACCAAACTGTCTATGCGCCTCAGATGCTGTTGATGTGTGTTGTAGTTCATCTATCCATTTTGTTGTGTATACCATAAGTTTATCCAAGTTTTTTCCCCATGCAGTGACGCCCTCTCGTGCCATGCTCTTACGAAACTCTTCCCTTGAAGTTACATGTGTAAGTGGCACGGTGAACTGACGCACACCGTCACGAGGTAAGTGTAAGCGAAAGACTAACGTTTCGCCAAGTTCTTCGTCGTGTAGGCGACGAGTAATATAAATATCGTGGTGATATATTAGTTCTTCTTCTATATCTCCGTCAGCATTGCTGCTACGCAGAAAGACACCCCCCGCCGTACCTCTAAAGTATGGTTTGGGGAATATAGGTATATCGTATTCTTTTGTTACAGACTTCCCCGAAACAGGAGCCTCTATAGTAACTTCTCCCTCAGTTTCTTTTATGCGCTTGCCCAACACAATCGGCGATTTTATCTGTTCTCTCAACGGGCATTTGTTGCAGACACCCTCGTTTAGTTCGTTAAACCTGTCACAAGTATACGGCCCTTTGATTTCGTCCATCTTCTTATACATAGATGTTGCGTCGTAATCAGGATGCCTACTAGATATTTTCTCTGCGGCTACGTCACCATCTACGCAGAACTTTGCAATCGATAGCCCTGCTCTCCACAAGGGTTCGCTTACTTCCTCTTGCCTTGTAGCGATGTATTTTAGCTGTCCACATCCACGCCCTTGTAATGTTTTCTGCATAATAGTCTTAAAAACATTCTCAGAGTTGTCAGCATACGCTTCGTAAAGCGCGTCTTTTCCTAGGTCAATGTTACTAACTGGCTTCAAATCAACGCCAAGTTTGTCAATAAACTCCGAGAGAACCACAGGCTTTATAGGTTCCACGCCGTACAACATGACGGGCAGAGGGTTATCGTCTTTGTAGTTATTAGTGTTAGGTACTCGTAAGATACGAGCCACGTCAGCGGTCACCGCAGGGTCAGCCAGTAAACCGTTATCGGCACAGGCTTGCTTTAATCGCTCTGCGGCATCTAACCACTGTTCCGCCGAAACTGCTTCGGTAAGAGGCCAATAAACGTGTACTCCCCGCCCGCTGTTGACCATTGTAGGTTTAGGCAGAGAAAGATGTTTACAGAAGTTACGTAACGCGGACACAGCGAGCTGTTGTGTGGCGTATTCCTTCGAAGGCCCGCAGTCTAAATCAAGAAACAAAGCTTTTAATTCTTCAGCGTTGTCACCTTTACGATTTGTTGGTTCTTTAAATGTACTGAGCGCGAAGTATACGTCTAACCCATCGTTGTCGTATTTGTTTGCGGCACGTTCTACTTCTTCGATAGTGTTGTAGAACTTTTGTATCCGTATGTTATCTTTCGCTCTTGCAGCGAATACACAGTAGTTACCGTTACTACTTAGTACCCCCCGTAAAAATTCTGTTGTTTCCATAATGCTGCTCCAAAATGTGCCGTGGTGAGGCGGAGAAGTATGGAAGCCCCACCACGACAACCACCATTGCTAATGTTCCCCAGTAGGTTAATCATCCCACTCATCAACAATGGACGCGAGGTCTTCATCAGGCGGCGGAGCAGCGCCATCTGCCTTCTTGGAGACCTTCTTTGGTTCTTCTACAGTATCCTCAACGTCCACCACGTCTTCGGTTTCCTGTACCTTCACCTCGCGTTTCTTTTCAACTGCATCGACTTTAGATACAGTCATAGTAATAGCGTTCAAAGCTTGAGGGCTTTCTCTAGCTTCAAGTGCTTGCTTCAACTCCTCTTCTTTGAGGGGTCTCTCTGGTTTAAAGAACAGCTTTGGCACAGCACTATCTTCGTCAAAATACATTTTTGTAATCACACCAATAGATGGCGCACCTTTTGACTTTAAGAAAGCAACGTATTGTTGCATACCCATACCTTTTTTGTCTTTACCAAATATAGAAGTTGCGGGGAGTTGTAGTTGATACACGGTATCAAGGTCTCCCTCAAGTAAAACAGCTATACGCTGATTAAATCTACAAGCACGGCTTTCGCCTTTACCTGATCCCTTAACGTTTTGAGGGCAAGACTCACAAGTTTTAGCCTGTGGGTTTTCTACCTCTGCATCAGGTTTTTTATTGTCAGGTGACCAACATGCGGGGGGTGTAGGGTTATCGCTATCGTACTCACCTTCGTAGTAAGTGCGAGAGAGCGCCCCTGCGTTTACAATTACCACATTTAAGAAATCGTCTTTGCGAACTTGTGTTTGTTCGCCACTTACCATCTCTCTAAACTTTGCACCTTTGATGCTTATACGTGGTGGTATAGTACTTACCGATGTACCGCCCGATAGTAGATCGTCTACCGCTGTAAGTTCCTTGAAAAGATCTTTGCTTATGAGGGAATTGCCCTCTTCAAATAACGCCATATCCGACATCTATGTTTCTCCATTTTCAGTTAGGGTTTGATCTTGCCCTTTTTTAGTATTGTGTGTCAATGCTGCTTCAACATCGTCTAAACGAAATCGATATACTTCACCGACTTTTATGTAGGTATCCTCTGGAATAGATTTATTGGTTACCCACTTTCTTATAGTGGACACAGATACTTGGAAGTAATCCGCGACCTTTCCTATATTTACATAAGGTGTATCTTCCATCACTTATTTTTCCTCACAGATATAACGTATTCACTGTCTACATTTAGACCCGCAGGTTGAAGATCAGGGTTTTCTTCTAAGAACTGCTTTACGTTAGTTTGATTAAGACGTTTTTCAAAAAATTCAGGAACCTCATGCTTCAGTACAAATTTGTACATAGACTCCCAATCGTTTGTCCAAATCTTTTTCCTAATAGTGCGATAGAATACACCATCCGCAGTCTTCACACTATCCACCCCTTGCTCTTTGCAGTGGTCTAACATAGCGAATTTGATTTTATCCTGTTGTTTAGATAACTTCTCATCCGCTTCTTTAAACTCTGCGGACAACTCAGACCTTTTGTTTCTTATTCTTATAAAAGTCTTTACCAATTTATCGATATTTACCGACATTATATGTTCTCCATTTTTATTACTTTTCTGACATATAGTAACTTATACTACTTAGTCAAGTATTTCTTTGTATAAATTTATCATTTCTGTGTGTATGTTAATACGATCATCTAAAAGACGGTAAATACGTTTTTCCGCGTTAGACCCCGCAAGCTGTATAACAGTACACTTATGCTTCTGCCCCGACCTATGCACACGAGCATTTGCTTGTGCGTATGTTTCGAGAGATGAAGTCGGCCCCCACCACACTACAGTGTTAGCAGCGGTCAAGGTAACACCATGAGCAGCCGCTTGAGGTTGTATTATTAATACACGAGGATCACGATTTGATTGAAAGCGCCGGAATATCTCAGTGCGATTAGGCGCAGAAACATCTCCTCGTATGATCTCAGACGTTACGTTGTCCTGCTGGAGCTTCTCCGATAGTAGATCGATAGTGTGTCTGAACGGTACAAACACCAGAACCTTTTGGCTACTCTCGTCTATAACCTCTTTGAGAACTTGATATCTGTTCTTTATATCAAACTGTATAGTATCTCCCTCGTCTGTATAAAGTGCGCCCGTACTTATCTGTAGTAGTTTGTTCAACCCAATAGCCGCATTTGCTGCCGTTACGTCTTCACCTGCCACCTGCATTACCATCTGCTTACGCAATGTTTCGTAATACTTCTTCTGTTGTGAGGTCATTTCAACGAAACGTTTGGCGTACACCATGTCGGGCAGGTCTAGACATTCTTCTTTAGTAAATCTAATCGCGGGTTGTAATGCTTTGTACACTGTATCTTTGGCGGTTTCTTTTGGTTTGTATTTAAACTGCGTTACTTTCCACATAACCATGTCTCGCCAAGACCCGAAGAACCTTGGCACTGATAACGGGTTAACCATTTTAGCTAAACCATAAGCGTCCAAAGGGCTTTGAGCTGCTGGAGTACCAGTCATCATCCACAGCCAATCATCTTCTCCTATGATTTTGTTAAGGGTTTTCCAACGTTTTGTCTGCACGTTCTTATAGTGTGTGGCTTCGTCTACAATAAACAGGTCAAACCCACCGTTTGCTATCTCGTCTTTAACTATCTCAACACCATCATAGTTTATAATCACAAACTCTGCGCCACTGTTGATAATTTTCTTACGCTTCTCTTTTGCGCCGTAGGCAACGTCAACTGTCCTGTGCATAGCAAAAGAAAACAGATCGTTTCTCCATGCACTATCCATAATCGACAAAGGACATATAACCAGAACCCTGTTTACCTTACCTTGTTTCATAAGATAATCAGCCGCCCATATAGAGGACGCGGTTTTACCCGTACCTTGTTCGTTAAAACAAAAGGCTTTCTTGTTCATAGTCAGAAATGATGCTGTGTCTTTCTGATGTTCGAACGGCTTGTACTGCCCGGGCCAGCTATAACGTTTAGTAATAGGTGACGGTACGTTTATATTTAAACTTTTTAGTTTTAGGGCTTCGAATATACCCCAGTTAACTAGAACTTCATTCATAGACAACTCCTTGCTTTTTGGGATTACAGTCGTGATCTGTTTAGGATTACGAACTTTTAGCAGTAACGCCTTATCCCTTATTATTTTCATGTTGTTCTCCGTGGTAGCTTGTAGCTACTTCTTTTTGCGCGGTGGTTTACTCATCCTCCCACCTGCTGCTCTGTTCTTTGACGGGCTTTGTAAAGTGTAACCGTCTTTATTTGAACCACCCCTACTTAACGCTTTCTTGTGAGCGATATCTTTACCTTTTCTATTTACTTTTTTCTTATCTAATTTTCTACGAGCGCGTTGCCTCTCCATGCGATCAGCATGTTCGCCTCTCGCTTTCTGTTGTTTGTACTCTTTCTTGTAAGGTCTAGGTTTGTTCTTATATGGCATTAGTTGCTCCCATTGTGAGGACACTCCGTTACTGGACAGTGACGCTTGCATAAACCAGAAGGGCGGGGGTTCCATACTTCTGTATCAAACGCTGTCTGCATCTTAGCATAGGTTGATAACCATTTCTCCCAAAGAATTGACTCTGAGTCAATTTCATATGTTTCTTTTACTAAACTACCCGCAATGACAAATAGCAGCCCTGCCTTTATCTTTTTTACTTCGGGGTAATGTTTAAATACAGTAAGAGCCATTAGTTCTAGTTGACCTTTGTCAGCGTACTTGGATGATTTACCTGTTTTGTAGTCAATCACCCAAGCCGCCCCTGCCAATACGTCAACAATTATAAGATCGGCTATACCTCGGAACCACACCTTCTTATCAAAGAAACCGCAAGGTTCCAAGTTCTCAGTTAGCCCCAACTTCTTTTCACATATCTTTACACCACGCTTTCCCTTCAGGGCTTCTAACGTAGGTTCTATAAAACCAAACTTTTTTGGTAGTGGTTTTTCTTTGTCTATGTAATCTTCACACGCTTTATGGAACTCAGTACCATACCGCATGGCCTCTGTTTCTTCGAAGGGATATTCTTTTAGTATATTAACGTGGTAGAATTGCTTGGGGCATGTTTCAAATGCCTTCGCTTTACTAAACGACCAAGGTGCTATGCTCACTCGCAGTCTCCATATGATTTCCCCGTGCCGCTCTCGCAATCCACAGGTAAGCCTGTTGCCCAATCGGGTGTCCATCTCATACATTCTTCAACGTACGCTTGCGCTGCTGAGACTTGATCATCCTTCACACAGCAAACTATTGAGTCGTGTACCGTTAACACCACTTTATATTTCTTATTAATTCGTAGCATTTGTTCGCCTATAATGCAACGTGCTATTGCTTGGCACACATTCTCTATTACCTTACCGCCATATATCCTAGTGCGTCCACGGCGTGTTTTGTATGTATATTCTAAACCGTTTTCGGTTTGCTCTGAACCTAGTTGATCGTACAATATACTTAACCCGCTTGGCATTATCAGGGCTTGCTTTTCAGCATCTACTTCCACAATACCTTTTAAGCCAAACGCTGCTTGCCTACCGTTAGCCATTTGTTGAACCATGAAGTTTGCATCTCGCCACACCTTACTAATCTTATAGTTAGCGTCACGATATATCTGTATGATCCTCCGGGCCTCGTGAGGTTCGACTTCATACCCAAACGTCTTGAGCTGTATACCGAACTTCTCGGCCCCCATGCCATACCCTGCGCCAAGTATTGTAGTTTTGCCAACAAACCGCTGATCTTTTGTGACATCTTCCTCATCACATTGGTAAATACGTGACGCCATCTTTACATATACATCCTCACCTTTTGCAAACGCAGCGGTAAGATCGTTCTGCCCTGCAAACCACGCCAATACTCTAGCTTCAATTTGTGAACTATCAGCTTCTACTATAGTGTAACCTTCGGGCGCAATGATCGCTTTCTTTAACTTCTTAGCGTTCGGCCCTCTGCTTGGTAGGTTTTGTAGATTTATCTTGTCAGCACCTCCCCATCTACCTGTGTGTGCTGCGTAATATCGCACGGGAACTGGTAACAATCCTCGCTTACATATGTCTATAAACCGTTCAGTACGCGTTTCTTCTAGGGTACTTTTGTTACCCATACGAGCGGCTACTAAAGACTGTACCTTATCATCCTCGTGTTCTTGTAGTGCTTTGAACCCTTCATCGGCTTTGGCTAGGGCGTACGTCTCCTTGCCTGTCGTAGGACTGATTTTCATCGGGGGTTCCACACCAAGATCTCGTAACATGTCGGCAAACTTCTGATTGCTCATCAGATCTTTCTTATCTTCCACATTGGCATCACGTAACAACTTGTCTTTACGTTCTTTGGTATCTTCGAGGTGCTGCTCCAGAAGTCCAAGATCAAGGTCAAGCGTAGGCTCTATAAACATACGCAATGTCAAATCTATTAGCTTGAGTTCTTTTATGGGAAACTTTGCTCCCATCTTTTTAAAAAGATTGTAGGTTAAATCTACATCGTTCTTGGCGTACTCGCCATATCGTAAAGTCTCTTCCCTAGTGAAATCGGCGCGGCGTTTACCCTTGGCATTGTGTACCTCGGTTCCCTTAACGCCGACACCGTATCTTTCCGCTACTGCTTTGAGAGACGCGCTAGTCTCTACACCATGCAAAGCACGAGCCATGCACATCGTATCAAACCACGCCTTTGGTTTTATCCCATACCGCCACGAAAGTATTGCCCCATCGAACATAGTATTATGACAGAGAATACCACACTGAGAGAAGTCTATGTGTGCTAACAGACGTTGTACCAGCCCGGGGTCATCTACGTACTTAGTCTTCTTGTCGTTCTTCTTGATCGCAAGGCCAATTACCTCGAACCTTTTGTCTCGCACATATTCTTCAGTTGTCAGCTTTGATAACGAATAGTCTTGAGCGTAGTACGTTTCAAAGTCTAGCGTGTAAATATCCATCAGGTCTCGGCAATCTCGCCGCCCAATGACATATACCCACAAACATCTATGTAGTTGTCTATGTTCTTTGTGCCGTCCCCGTGTAGTCTTGCGATCTTCATCAGGGTCAGCATAATCGGAACATCATCTACCTTTATAAAATCTATAAGACCAAGGTGCGTGTTCCAGTACGTAGCCATCATCCTAAAGTTCTCTTCAGCATCACCGTGCTGCTCGGCTCTGTCTGTAGTGACAAGATCTTTTGCTGTGTCTAGTATCTCGCCGCGTCCGGTTGATTGAGTAGAGTTTACTTCCTCACGCCAATTTTCTGAACTTATTCTAGACGTAATGTTTTTAACAAACTCGATGTCTACCCCACACTCGTCCGCTACGGTAGCGTAGTCGGCTTTGCGATTTTTAACTAGGTATTCCCATACCCTCACTTCTTTTTTAGTCATCGAACGCATCCTCAACCAAACTTAATAAACGTTTAGCTTTTTCATCGCCACGTTCAGTCATGTCTTTCAAATATTCTATAAGCATTTCTTTTAAATCATCCATTTGCTGTTCTCCTACCAAGGTCTTAATTTTGGTTTTACTATTCGTGACGCGACCTCGCTTACATCACAATGACCTTCTGTTGCATTTATTTGATCGTAAAACCCACCGATATTTAGCAGTATATCCCAACAAGCATCCTCGCTAGGAAACCAGATAGTCGTATACATCTGGTGTTC